TTTAGTTCACATAGTTGCAAACTACAGTGATTAACGCCCTGCCTACTTCAATTTCGTCCGTTGACTCCAAAGGGTTCTTGAGAACGCTTACTCTCTCTAGTAAAGCATAACGTTCGACAGGGATTTCGACCTCATGTAATGAGCCGTCACTGGCAAGAGGAAACCCTTTGCTGTAATCATAAATTACTAACGTCTTTCGTACAAAAGCTTTTATCATGTCACAAAGGTCATCTCTTTGTGCTTGGTTAGTCGCATATAAGTGAATGCGGAAAAATGCATCAACATCTGCTCTGGACGAACCTAGCTCTAATGCGTATTCGTTATCTCCACTATTTTCTATTGCAACTAGCGGAGGATGAATGATTTCTCCTCCTGTATGTCCTACTATGCTTATAGGTGAATAATAATAGGATGCTGTTACTGTTCCTGTTATGGGCAGAAAACTCGCCAAAAACATATCGCGAACTGGATTTTCAAATACCACATCGCCAAGTAGTGGGAATACTTTATAGGAGTTTTTATCTGCCAATTTACCATCTATATATATATCCATTGGCTGAGTAAAAACAATATTTGGGTGTGGGATTTTGTATATCTTTCTTGTGCCATCAGGAAGGAGGGTTCTTTTTTTAACTTCGATGCCGAATTGTTCTAGGAGAAAATACATAAATGAGTTGTTTAACTTTCTTGTAATTTGCATCTACACCCCTCCTTTGTATTCGTGGATAACGTAGCCAATAAAGGCTGAGACGGGTTGAACTGGACTACAAGTTGTAGCCCTTAACTCTTTATTTGCGCCCTCCGTGGCTAAATACAGAGTTAAAGCTTAGTGTTCAACTTAACCTACTTTAACTTCTTCAGTGTAGCTTCCCATCCACCTGGAACATAATGTTCGTGCAATTCTGCAATTTGTTTCCAATAAATTGCTTCACCTAGCCCCTTAGAAACTTTGCGCAAATTAATAAGAATAATATTTTTTAATAATGGCTCTGCTACTTGCATACCGTTGTGAAACATGTGTGTTGGCTCGGAGCTTGCAATCTCTTCGTCTGGTGATACTCTTGAAAATCCTCTAGCTTTCTTGCCTTCTTTCCCGTTGGGAACAAACTTCCAGCCAGGGATTGGGTCTCTCCCATATACAACAACTCTCCAATAGCTAAAGTCAGGATTTGACACATTTTCTCGATTGGTCTTTAAGGCATCTAATTTTTCTATGTTGCCTATGCCAAGTGTAACAGTACCTGCTTCTATATCTTTAACGATGTTGTTATAGTGAGGGTTACGAATTGTCTTTAGTAAATTACCAGAGTCATTGAGATCATACTTTCCCTTTTGAGGACCACCCTTGTAAACAGCACTATCTGACCAATATTGATTGTCAACAATATACTTTATAGCATAATCTCTAAAGCTTCTAAGGGCGTTAGTTGTAGCTTTAAAATAAGCAAGGGACATGGCTTCAAGTGCCTGTTTTGTATCATTAATGTTTGATTTTACCCCAATGCCCATTTTAGCCACCCCTTATTGTGTCGTCTTAAAAAGTGTTAGGTGAAAGAGTATCTCATAAATATGTCCTTGTAACGTCTGAGGAATCGCATCGTCATTCTCTGCCATTTTATACCTCTTCCCTTTACTTCCAATCTCTACCCAATCAAATACAGTAAACCAGTCACTCTCCATATCGTAACCTGCCCCTGTAAGCTCGGTTTCGTGAACAGTCATAACTACCGCACCCTTTTGTAATCTTCCACCTGGTTCAAAATAGTTTTCTGCTCCTGTTACCCGAGAAACAGATGCGATAATTTCTGTTTTTTCCAATTCCTCTGTTGTTCCAGAGCCATCGCACGTCGGGCAAAATGGGTTAGAACTACTTTTTGTTACAGGGTCAAATGTACAATCTGGACATGGTGTTTTTGTTACTTTCACAAACTGAACAGGTTCGGTATCAATCGTGCTCACCTCTTCAATGCGAGCTAGGATATTGTCGTAATTAATACTAAATCGAGCCATTACAACTCATCGGCACTATGCCGATATCCTGTCAAATTAGAGGTCATGATACTCACGATGCGAACATTTAAGTCGTCTTTTAAAATCTGGAGTGTGACTGCATGATCTTGTGATTGGCGAGATGTGTCTACACTTAACGTAGGTTTTCTGAGAGAGAAGTTATCTCTATCAGCTTTAATTTTAATAGCTGTAACCACAAGGATTGTGGCTTGAATAGCATAAACCACTCTTTCAGGTTGGGCGACATGAACGACTTGATCTGTCAGTGTATCTCTAAAATCTCCCCCATCGACATATCTATTCTTTTTGAACATAAACAACTCTAACTCGTCCACTGCATCTGCAATATATTGATAAAGAGTCTCATCTTCAAAAAGAGGTGCATCATCTATGTCAAGATCATTGATTCTGCGCCTTAATACACCAATTGTATATCGCATTTGATCAGAAAGCTCTAACGCCATAATGATACACCACCTTGGAGCATCATGGAGGGTGCGACCCCTCGAAAACGCTTGCGTTAATTATGTGCGCAGTGCGGATGGTTCGAGGCCGTCTTCTTCAGCACTAAGCGGGGCTAAAAGTATAGCTGTACCCATCAAAGCGTTGTAATAAAGTAAATCGCTTCCATGTTGCTGTTATTTTTTGTCTTTCTTTTGTAATAATGTCAAAGTCTCCACGTGCTCTAACAACTACTTTCCCTACATATGTGCCAGCATACTTCCCACTAGGTTGCACTAAGCGTACCATGTCACCTGTTTGAAAACCATGAACTCGCTTAGACTGTTTAGGTTTAGTTCTGGGAAAGCCATACTTATCCATTAAACACATCTGTCTATTACCTCTACCAATAGCCTCAATTATTAAAATTTGCATATTAGGATCTAGGAGAACATCATCACCACCTTCTCCTATGCAAGCAGCATCAATCCAGTGCTCTTTTGGATAGCCCTGTTTATGTCTGTTATACTTGGTTCTCCCACCTGTCCAAAAACAAACTGGCAAACCCAACTTCTTTAACTCATCACCGATTCGATATCTGATGGCGTTCATAACAGCCGAATCTTTAAGAGATGCTTTCATTTGAGACTGAATTTTCTTTAGTAGCTCAGGTCTATCTTTTAGAAATTCTTCAATAGGCATATTAGTTTTTTCATCGTTACATTTAACACAAGATATTACAAGGTTGCTTACTCTATCAGAACCACCTTTGCTTTTAGCCCAAACATGCTCTACCTCTAATGGTACGTTCTGTATCCCACAATAAGCACATTTATAGTCAAATTTCTCTAATAAATACTCTTTGACCTCGTAACCTTGTAATGTGCCTTGTTGGTACTCAATGCCACTAATTTCAGGATTTTGCATAAGTTGCGTATCAAACTTAGCTGTTTCTACATGTATAACACCAATAGGACAATATTTCATCAATCTTTGCGTCCATACTACCACATTGTTAACCCTAGATAACAACGAAGGTGGCAACCAACCCTCTTCTTTTTTACGATTATCAAACCTTGGCTTTCTATATCTTGTTTTTCTATTCCTTCTACCCCTACGAACTTGGCTACGTTTAAGTAAATCACTTACAATCCGTTCTCCTCTATGGTGTAAATTACCCGCAAATACTACTCTTTTTGTGTGTGGATTAACAACTGCTATACCTGTTGTTTTAGAACCAGGGTCTACTTTTATTTCTAAGTTAGGATCTACAGGATTTTCAACCACTCGTTTAAGAATAATTGTAAATGGATATCTCTTATAAACTGATGCCTTACCTGACTCAAGCAACTTGCGTGCCCTCATTGGATGGCATGGTAACAATGGTGTTTTATTTGCATCTAATACAAACACAAGATTCATCTAAGAATCACTCCTTTTTAAAAGTAACGGTCTCCTAGTCAATGTTATTCCACGGTTTTTGTAAGCAACACTGCACACTTCTAAGCTATTGTACTGTTTAATCACTTACCACAGAGCTTGGAGCTGGAGAAGCACCCCAAGGTGTCTATATATTCGTGGATAACGTAGCTCTCATAGAGCTTAAACTGGTTGAACTTGGGCATATAGCCCTCTACCTAAACTGTTGCCATGGAGGGTATAAAGTTTAGGTAGAAGCCTAGTGTTCAACATGATTTACTGCTCACTAAGAATCGAAAGCCTATCCTCGATAGACTTCACTACAACACTACTTTCATTGAGGTTATGAAACTTAGCGTCGATAAGTAACGATTCTAGTTCTTTTACATCAGTAACCTCATCAACGTACTTTCGTACAGCAGTCCAATGAACCTCTTTGTCAACAAAACGATCAACAATGCTACGTGCTCTTGTTTCGTCATCTAATACCTCTTGTACTTTCTCGTTTTGTTTTACTTCGGGATCTTTTTTCTTTTTATTTTTCTCAGTAACTACAGTAAGGTAGCCCATACCCAAAGAGTAATCGAGTTCTTTTTTAGAAAACTCATAAATGGGTTTTTGTACAACAAGCTCTTCGTTGGGGGCGAAAATCAAGCCCCCAACAATTCGCTTGCTATCTGTAGTATTTCTAATAGTTACTGGGAATTTATGTTCCATTAACATAAATACACCTTCCTTATGAGCTATTACTAGCTAATGGTAACTTTCAAGATGCGGTTCTCGTCGAAAACAGCAAGTCCAATCTCTTCGTAAGCCAATACACGTTGACGGTATTGACGAATAGCGGTAGGATCGTCAAAGGTTTCGAAATCTCCACGAATAGGCATTGGTCCGATGTTGTCGGAGAAGAAGTATGCTTCGTTGTTTCCTACTTTACCAGTCTGGTCGATGATAATATCAGCACCCCAGATGTTACCTAGTCCAGCTTCTTTCCAGATCTCACGAAGCGTAGTATCATCGAGTTCAGTAGTTGTCCAGTCACGAATGTCACCAGCACGTCTAGCGTTTACAACAATGTACTTCACACGATAGCCTTCGCCACGGGATTCCATTTCTTTAAAGCCAGCGTTGAGAACTTTTTTGGTCAAACCAACTTGTCCATCAACGGAAACAGCAGTCTGCTTAGCTACTACAGCATCAATCAAAGACCAAGCAGCTTCGTTCTCAAGACGAATAACAGCGTTCTTTAGTTTCAAGCCACGGGCTTGAATTTCGCTAAAACGACGTTGACGAGCTAATTGGAGCTTCCATTCTACGCTAGAAGTAACTTCGAAGCATGGAACGAAAATCTCGGTAACACCGATCAGGTTTTGAGGAGCAGAACCGATTCTTGGTAGGAACCAGGCATCAATCGGATCAGCATCGAATTCGTAGCTAGCTTGTCCGTCTGGTCCAAGGTATTCAATATCAAAAAGAGTTCTAGCATAGTTCATTACAGGTAGTTCTTTGTTCAAAGGCAGTCTTAAAGCTTCGGCAAACTCGCGTCGAGCAACTGCACCTTCTTCATTCTTTTCGCTTGTAAGTTCAAACAAGTTCATAAACTCTTCGTTCTTTTGCATATCAGCTAAAGCCATAATTTTGTTTTCCATTATTCTCATAACCCCCTTTTATTAACCTAATTTCACAAATAGTGTATTTGAGTCTTTTCTTACAACCTTACCAACAGCTACAGAACCAGAAGTGGCAAATTTACCATTGTTACTTACATAAACAGTTGCACCAGGGTTGTATGTGCCATTCTCAAACTGATCGGTTTCGAACATTCCTTCATGATAGATACCTACAAAGTCTCCATCGTATGCTCTGTGATCGTTGTAAGGCAATGCATATTCGTTACCTGGTCTAACATAAACGTCTTGGGATAATACTCCCCATACAGCACTACCAGTAGATGCTTTTACTACACTAGGATCAGTAGCGTCTTTCATTAGGATGGTTCCAGCATTAAGCTTTGTAACGCCATCTCCTAATTTAATTTTGTGAAAAATATCAATGTAATGTGGTTCAAATCGAACTTTAATCATCTCTAAATCACCTCTTTTTTTAAATAATTAAGACTGTTATTAGATCGCCATCTTTCTTAACCAATTTACCTACAACAGCCGCATTACTCATATCTTTAGCCTCAAATTCAGGGTCTGCTCCGCCGGACAAAGTTACGTCCGCCGCTGTAGCCCACTCGGTACCAGTTGCCACAAAGCCCTCCTCAGTAGTAGTAACCTTAAACCCTGCAAACAATGACTCTTGGACAATAAGTGTCTCGATGTCACTTAGATCATAATCTTTACTATCAATAAGCGTGACGGTTAGTTTATTTGTATTGCCGTCGAAAACAACAGTTTCCTCCGTAATATCACTCTCTGCAGCAAAGGTGATCGTATGATCATTAAGTTTTGCTAGAGCAGGGCCGGTAAATGTTATGGTCGCAGTTTTGATGCTCGTATCAACGAATGGAGTTATTAAGAGTTCAATTACAAATGTCTCTTCAGATACAGGTACAGCTTTTAGAATAATGGTCAGATCGCCAATTGGCACAGTTTCATCCGAAATGCCGCTCATCTCAAAAGTGTCGATCGTTGCTTCGTTCGAATCGGTCAGTACTGCAGTAGCTTCTGTGATTGTAACGGTGTATTCACCATCATAGATAGAGCTAGATTTAATGCTGATCCCATTGTCGTCCGCAAGATACTCTTCTCCTTCTGTCACGGTCACGGTAGCATCTGCAGCAGCATAATCAGCTGTTACGCTCGTAGTGCCATCTACGGCTGTGCCGTCGCCCATCTCATATCCATTACAAAATTTGCCGTCAGCACTTGCGTATAAAGTGTCACCCGGAATGTAAGCTCCATCTTCTTCAAATTGATCGGTTTCAAACATACCCTTATGATAAATACCCACTTGATCGCCAGAATATGCTCTATGATCGTTGTAAGGCTTGATGTACTCACTTCCTGGATCTGGATATAAGTCTTGAGATAAAACACCCCAGAAGTCTGTTCCATTCGATACCTTTACATACTCAGCGTTAGTAGTATCTTTCATTAAAATAGTGCCAGCAGGGATTTTTGAAGTTACTTCTCCAAACTTGTGGAAGATGTCAATGTAATATGGTTCAAAAATAGCTTTTAGCATTATTATTTTTCACCTCCATTTAGGCTAATACTCCACATTTTCTCAAAAATATTCTTTCTGTCTCTTGAAGCGGTTGTTTCTTCTAGATTAAGAATTACAGATGCAGTTGTTACTTCTTCTTCTACTTCTTTTTCTTCTTGCTCTTGCTCTTTTGTAGAGACACTAGCAGTTTCGATAAGAAGATCTCTGAATTCTACATAAGATTCTTCGTCCATTTCTCTAAATCGCACAAATAACTTATTCCTAGAAGCTTCAGATAATTCTACGCCTGCTTCAAGGATTTCAGATACTCTCTTCTTTGCAAGAGCTTCTTTGGTAGCTTCTGCTTTTTCGCTTTCTACCTGTTCTTTATACGTGTTGTATTCTGTTTGCACATCGGATAGTTCTTGTTTTGCGGTTGCTAATTGGTCTTTCAGTTCTTTTATGGCACTGGCTTCGGCAATCACACCCCAGTCAGTTAGAATAGCTGGCAATAGCCCACTTAAAATTCCAACAAAGTCATTAAGCTCTTCTTGGACTTTACCCTCAAACTCAGCTTTATCAATCTTATGATCAGCAAAGTCCCACATGTGGTTCCTAATAGCTCCTCGAAGAACATCGAAAACCTCATAAAATGCAGAGTCTCGTAGTCTCTTATCTAAAAATTCTTCTACAAGAGATGCTTCTGCTTCTGTTTCCTCTGCCTCTTCCTTGGCTTGTTCTTCTTGCTCTTCTTCTTGGGTATCCTCTACTTCCTCTTCTTCGTCTGTTTCGACTTCTGCTTCAGTTTCAGAAACGTCTTTTTCTGCCTCTTGAACCTCCTTAGTTTCAGAATTAGTTTCAGCTTCGATAGCTTCTTCTTCTGTAATATTATCTTCTGAAGTAGCGTCTTGGGTTTCTAGCTCCTGCTGTTCCAAGATCTGGTCCTTATCTGCCATGCATAAAACCTCCTTTTCTATGTATTCCTTAATATTTTCTAGATCTAGATAGCCAAAATTATGTTCAAAGTTAATAACAACGTTCTGATCTATAGCAAGATCTTGTTGTTCTCCCTCATTAGCAACACTCAAGAAAATAGCATCTTCATCGGCGGGGTTAGCAACTACGCCTACGCCTGCACCATGACAACCTATGAGTACCCTATATACAGGCTTACCAAGATATTTTCTACCCTTAAACTTGGCTAAAGTAGGATTTTGCTCTTTTGTATATAAGTTTGCTAAATCTCCGTGAGCATATACCGCATCAGAGAAAAATACTTCCATACTCATTCTTACCTCTTTTTCAAGGGCACCTTCAGAAATAGCCTTTGCTTGTTCTGGGTATCTCGCTTTCCAAATAATACCAGCACACTCAACATACCACCTGGGATCTTCGGCATCTTCTTCTGGTTTGACCAAAATAGCGTCGGTAATGTGTCCAATAAACGGTTGTTTATGTTCCCATGTAATAGGCTTCCCGATATATGTAGCCCAACTTGCCTCTATCTCATCACGAGTGAAATAATCACCATTGGCGTTATCTCCCTCATGTTTTAGTATAAAACTAATAAACATCAAGTCAGCATTCTGGTTAAACTCAGCCAGTCGCTTAAGACCTTCATATTTGCTATCTGCAATATCTTCACTAGCAATAACAGTCTTGCTTGCTACATTAAGGAATACACTCTCTAATTGCTTTGTCACATCAACACCTCCTCCGCTCCTCAGTTGCGACTGCTATTTATAAATTCTAACTCGCATTCACAATGAATGTGAGCAGGGTAGATCTCAAAAATATCTTCTATACTAAATATTTGGTCATGCCTTTCGACACATACTTCGCATGGATTCCTAAACTGACAAATCCATCTGGCTTGATCGTAACCAAGATCTATCTGGCTAGAGATAATTCCTGATGCGTTTGCTTTCTTTACACCTTCTGTCGCAAACAACCTGAGGCGATATCGTTCTTTTTCAAGTACTTTATTTATAAGTGGCAGGTAATCGTCCACATCGAAAGAAGTTAGTTCGAGAAGTTGTTCTTCTAAGCTGTCACAGAGCTTCTTGAGATACATATCATTCCATTCAATAACCTTGTTTAAATATTCATTATAACTGTTGCTATCTGGTGTATGATTATACTCTTCTATGTATGAAGTCTCACTAACTCTGCTAAATGTTGCATCTCCTGTCTTTTTCATTTCTTCGAAAAATGCAAAGATAGCAGCTACAACCAGGCTTTCATCTATTCCTTGTTCTTTTGCGATCTCTAAAATTCTAGATTCTAAAACCGCATAAAGTGCTGAAATCTTCAAAAAATACAAGTCTGCTTCGTCAAGAAGGTATTTTTTTGCTTCTTCTGACCCCATTACCATTCCAGACCCCATTGGCTTTGGGTTAGGATCGCGACTATCTCGATCTTCACTGTCTGGAGAGTCTAATGGTCGACCTGGGCTTGTCACTGGTGCAACACCCTCGGGAGTAGGGTCGTTTTTCGACTTTTGGAAAGGAGATGAAGGAATAAGTACGCCTTCTGAATCACGTATTTCTTTTTCGAGTTTAAGTCGCTCTACTTCTGTCAGGATATCGAAACCAGTCTCACTAAGAAGTGTTTCGGCAGAAAGTACTCCGTGTTGGTGAAGGCTGAGGAGAATTTGTCTAAACGTCTTTTCTTCTTCCAGGTTTACGCTACCTACATGTGGCTTTGCCCATGTTTTTAGATTATTTTCTTTAGCAATAATCCTGTATTCTCTCTCTATCCAGTCCTCTAAGTCTTCTCTAGCCCATGCTAATCTTTCTACCATACCTTTAACAGCCAAATATGCGTTGCTATTTCCTGTCCCAGCAGATTGCCCAATAAGAGTAGGAGGTACTGCAAAGCCATACAACAACTCTCTATTGACAAAATCATATTTTTTTGAATCAAGAGCCTCTGCATCAGCACGGACGTAATCAATCTCCAAAGCATGAGTCCAAACTAACTGATAAGCTTTACTATTAGTTGTAATCATCTGACTAAACTTATCTAGCACACTCTGATCTTTAATAGGGAACTTGTCGCTTCCTAGTTTAAAAACTACAATCTGATTTATCACGCTATTAGCTGTAGATATATCCATCTTCATGTAAATTTCTTTCATTTTTAGTGGACGTAATACTCTTTTGAGTGTAACAGGGGCATATCTTTGATATGGTTGTTTGTGTCTACCTATATGGTAAACATTGTCTGGATCTAATTGAATTGCATCCTTTCCCCAATTTTTCCTGATATCATTAGGGAGGATTGATGGTATTATCCCTTTATCGCTTGCATTAAGTAAATCATCTAAGCTATTGTCTGGCTTTAAAGTTATTTGTGGCTCTCCAAACAATAACGAGCCTGTAACATGAGTGTATTCTGGATTTAATACCGTCCACTCATACTGAGGAACTTTTGTGCCATTCCTAGACTTAACTGTGCCTTCGTGCCTAGTGCGATACGTAAAAGCGTTGCTTAGGAGAAGGTACTCTAATATAATCCAACGACAAGCCTTTTTTAGATTGCTTGTTTCAACAATCCCATCAAAAAACTCTTGTACTTTTTTATCATCCGTTGTGTTTTTTATCGTATTATCTATAGCTAGTTCTACCATAGTATCAATAATTGTTCCGAACATAGCGTCGTTTGTATAATACCAACGGAGAATAGGAATAATTGAATGAAAATCATTTGGAATTATACCTGTTCGCATCAAGGGTGTATTTGAAAAGTAAACACTACTGCTTTCTTTTTGATGCCATGGAACTGCGCTACCGATAGCTAACTCCACTGTGGCAGTACCATCATCGTGCAGTGTGGCTTTCATTGGTAATTCATTCTCTTGACCTAATGCAATTTTTTTATCTGCCACAGAGTTCACCGTCCTTTAAGCGAATACTCCCCATGCTAATGACGAGAAGCTATCTTCTTCTGTTTCTTCTAACGAATTAAAGTCTTTAGCCGCTTTATTTGCAAGCATTAGAGCGGTATATCTATCTTTTTGCATTCGTTTTGATGGTGTATCAAACTGAATGACACCTGTTGATGTGGTTTTTGTGATAATAGATACAATCTCTTTCTCCATACTTTTCATTTCTTCAAAGATTAATTCTGATTCTTCATCACCCTTAATTGGCTCTAATGGCATAATCAAACGACCATGCTCCATATCAGATTTGAGATTCATATTCATTTCGTAAATTTCTTTAGGTGAGAAGTATACTAAGTCTAATATTCTTTTGCCATATCTATCAGGTGAATCTTTGGGATCGATGGACAGGATAGGATCTTCTTCTACTAATTCACCCTTTTTGTTCTCCCAAACAGACTCTTCAGCAATCAAGTCCCTGACAGAAGTTCCACCTCCACCGTAGTCCAATGCAATACGCACTATGTTGAACTCTCTGCATAGTCTGCGGATTTCTCCTGCCATCTCTGGAAATGTAAGACCTTTTCGTCCATTTACATAAACAACCCGATTACCATTTCTGCTCAGTCTAATAACACATACAGCGAAATTGTCACTTTCTCTAGCAGGGTCAACGCCTAAAACATATTGGCACTCATCTTTCCCCTTGGCTTCTGTTAGACAATGTTTCTTCTTAATCGTACTAAGCAATGAAGCTGGGAAGAATCCATATGAATCTCTGGGCCATAATAGTTTATACTCCATGAGAAATATTTCTCTAGGAGAGTGTAGTCTACTGTACTCAACGATTTTTGGGTCTAAGAACTCTCCTACATCATCACAATCAAACTCATGTACGGAATATGATTTATCACCACTAGCTTGAAGGCGTTTGTATTCCAGATAGAGTGGGTATGCCCAGCTAAATTGCCATGTTGCAGATGATGCTACAATCAATTGGTTCCCCTCTTCATCTGCTGTCATAGGAGCTGTAGGTTCTTTTCTTGTAGCAAGCATTGGTACGAGAACTGTTTTGAACACTTTTTCATCTACTTGGGGAAATTCGTCCAAAAACATTTTGAAGAAGCGTTCTCCTCTAACTGCATTACCATCGCCAATAGGTAAAGCTTTTACGAAAGATTCGTTCTTTACATACCAACCATGTTGATCGTTTCCTCGCGTCGGAGGTTGTTTGCTTGATGCTTGCATGATGGGTGATTCATTATAAAATCTAGTAATTTCCTCAAAGCATTTTTTCGCTTGTCGGAAGTTACCTGAGATAATCCCTAATCTTTCATGGGGGTAAAGTAACCCTTTAAGTGCAAAGTAAACAGCAATTATAGCGGTTTTACCTCCACCACGAGTAAGAATAAGCATAGTGAAGGGTGTTCCTTTCCAAAGATCATTAAGAACAATTCTTTGATGTGGAGGTAATTTAAGTGGTCTACCATTTCTGATCAATAAATCCTCAGCAGCGATTACAGGATTTTCTCTATAGAACTCAATCCACTCTAGATCTTGTAAAATATCTAGATCTACTTTACTAGGTTTAGTCTTCATCAGTATCACTAGAAGGTGTAATTTCCTCTGTATCCCAGTAATCAACCTCTGGTGGAGCCTTAAGCGCTATTTTTTTCAAAAGCTCTTCTTCTTCTTTTTGATACTCAACCATCTCTTTAAGTCGTTGTTCTTTATTGCGATGAAGCATGAGAACTGCTTGAGCCAACGAGTCAAGATTTTCTCTATCACCAGAAGCATTTCTTTGTTCTCTTGTCGCATCGAGAGTCTTGAGGTTTTCTCTATATCTCTTATAAATCTCTGTAAGCTGTTTATTTAAAGCTTGGTTTGTGGGATTTGATGCCATTTCCTGTAAAAAACGTTGTTGAATAATTTCATCCATAACTACCATCATCACAATAGACATGTCGAACTCGGGATCTAAATCAAAATTTCCTTCGTTTAGGATTTGATCACGGCGGGTTCTAAAGTATTCTCTCTCATAGTCATTAATCAAAGCCATCCCATATGGTCCAAACTCATCAATATACATTTTTCTCTCATCGTCACTAACAAAATCTCTTAGTGATCCATCTTGTGGATTTTCTCTTCTCTTTTTTTTTGGCTTTGTCGAAGGATCTATTTTGCGAATTAATCTTTTAATTTCTTTCCCGTCAAAGACAACGTTATCTATAGGAGTAGAAGTAATAGCATCTTTAGAAGCTACTTCAACAATTTCTTCTTTTGATAGTTTCTCGCGAATATTAACCCACGTCATCACTTCCCCTCCTCATAATTTTAGGCACGCCAAAACGGAGACAAAATCTCCGTCCTCAAAAGTGTGCATAACCCTTCTATACTATAAACTAAGTATTTTGCTCATTTTTGTTCACTTTTTTGGAAAAAAATTAAATTTTTTTATTTTTTGAGATATTCGCTGTACTTTCATCCTTGAAATACCTATTTCTCTTGCTGTCTCTTCTTGCGTATACCCCAAGACAAAATAATAAAATATAACTTTCTTTTCCTCATCAGAAAAGTCAGATACTTCGTCGATAAAATCTAGATACTCCTCATTAACATCCAAAGTGCCAACTAAACCATCTTCAGGATAGATAATAGGCTTTAAAGTCACATTATTTTTATATTCTAGCTCTGTATTGTAGTAATTCAAAGTCATCCTTTTTGTTCTTGATACAATATGCAAGATGGCTGAATCGCTTTTATTGGGGTCGTATCCATATACAGAAAGTATGAAATTCTTATCTACTTCCTGTTGTATATCTTCCATGTCTACTCCTTTGCTATAGAATGATTTTACTAGATTTAATCTAAAGTCCTCAAAGGCATTGTAAAGCTCGGTTAATTTTTCTTTATCACCCTGTTGTGCTTGAAATACGAGTTCTTTGGTTTCTACATCAGTTAGTCTAATCTTCACTGCAACATCTTTCCTCCTTTCATTTTTTTAGAGAGTTTTTCTCTCATCTTATTATACGAAAGATTATACGTTTCTTGCCTATTTTTTGCGAATAATTTGACATTTTTTATTCTTTTTATGAAAATAGTTGGCAAGATTTGATGCGACTTTCGTATAATAGAGTGAGGAAGTAGGTTATAGGAGGTTTACAAAAAAATGAGAGACGATCCTATTGGATTCAAATATGATGATCTTCCTAGAATGCTTGAGTTTGCACGGGAAAATCAAGGCTATAGTAAAAGAAAACTGGCACGGATTATTGGCACATCAGATACCGTTGTTGGATTAATGGAGAGAGGTGAATACAACCCTACACTGGCTTTTTTGGATAGGTATGCAAGAGGACTTGGTATAAAAATAGAACTCAATGTTTGGATTAGACAAAAAGACACGAGCGATAATGAGGAGTGATCAGTAAAGAATGTCCTGGTTTGAAAAAGCAAAAGAAATTTATCAAAATAATCCTGATTTAACATATGACGAGGTTGCAGCCCAGTTCGGGAAAGCAGGAAAGACACTAAAAAATAGAATATATCAAGAACGAAAACTTTCTAGTTCCTCTAATGATATTGAGTCATTTGATGAGCGCAAGCCTATCATTGAGGAAGTTGATGGTTTTTATTATATTTATAATAAAAACCGCTCTTATAGCTGTGAGATTAGTAAAGAAGACTTACGTAGGCTCAAAATCTTATATTGTGAACAGTATTTGACTATTAACCATGTTTGTAGAGAAATGGAAATTCCACGTCGTGATTTTTTTCTAATCAAAAATGCTTTTGGTATTACTCATGATGATGTACCATACATTGACGATGATTTGATTAACGATGACATGGACGAGCTTGTGGAAGAAAGTATTCAAAGAAGAAAGAAAGAGTTTTTTGTAAAGCTACAAGAGAAAGAACTAAAGAGTGAAAAGAAAGAGTTGTTAATGTACAGAAGCAAAAACTATTTCTATGATAAGCTCTTAGACGGATTAAAAAGTGAACTACAGAATTTAGCAGTAAACATTCCTAATAAGAGAGTAAAACCTTCATCTCTATCTGGGAAAACACTTGTTCTAAATTTGGCAGACATGCACAAAGGGAAGCTTATTCTTGGGTCAAAAATGCCTAGTGGCAACGAATACAACGAAGATATTTTCTGGCAAAGATTGAATAAAATTATTTCACGCACCAAGTACATGCTTGAGAATAACGACTATGATAAATTTTATATCGTTAACTATGGTGATGCCCTTGATGATCCTGAAGCTAATACTTATAATAAACAGATACTGAATCAGTACGCATCGGGAGAAAATCAGGTTATGGGTTACTTGGGAGCTATGGTTCATTTGATAAATGAGCTTAATCCAAATTATTATATCGGTGTTCCTGGGAATCACTCGAAAGACTATGTGAACTGGGATGTTTTAGCAAACCAAATGCTAGAGTTTGTCTACTCTACGCAAGAAACAGACATTATATTTGATTGCACTGATAAAGCTAGTAAAATTTTCAAGATTTACGATAGCGATCTTGTGATCTCTCATGGTAATCACATAAGTTCAAGCCCAACGAAAGGGCAACTTGATACACTCAATATTTTTAGAATGTATGGACTAAACTCTGCAAAAACATATTTGTTTCAAGGTCACTTGCATCACTACGAGAGTACAAAATACAGAAGAATATTGCTCCCGTCGATGTGTGGAGGAGACGATTTAGCAGAAAACATGATTAATACCACATCAAGACCTGCTCAGTTGTTGTGCGTATTCACGGAAGAAGGCTTGAGTGAAGAACATTTTATCTACTTAGACGAGTAGAAATGAAGAACTCAACGTCAAGGAGGTACAAAGATGAGTCTCTCATATTGGAATATGAGATTTGAGTGTCCAGAAGGAAAAAGATGTATAATGGATCAGTACGGAATTGCTCCAGCTTACGTTTTTCGTAACGATAAAATAAGTATAGGAGCAAAAGGACTTTATGGTTACTTGATGGGTTTTGTTAATGGAGAACAAGCCAAACAGGGTGATTTTAGATCTTGGCCTAGTCGCAACAGAATAATGAAAGAGCTAAACATTTCCACTAATACCCTTACCAAGTACCTAAAAGAACTACAACAGGCAAAATTAATTGATATTGAACAAAGCAGAGTCGAACTTGAAAACGGAAAATTGGGATTTGGGAATAACATATATATCATTAAACTTTTTATTCCATAATGCTTCAGCAGATCAGATTTTGTGTATCACAAAATATGAGTAACTCACAGAGTGAGACATAACAATACCATATCTTTAACAATACCAAATAAAGAATAATATTACCAATCAATGTTAGGGCTACAAATTTTGAAATGTCTATTTTAAGCTTTTACTCATTTTAGAAACGCAAATTTAAAAAGCAAAATTTACGTTCCTAAAACTCGTGAAACTCACTCAGCTATCGCTTCGTGTTTCAGATCAAAAGACACGAACGAAGGTATAATTTTTTATGATCGAACAAAACCAATACTCTTCCGATGTGGAGAATACAATTTAACCATAAGAGGCAAGTGAGCGAAAATACGCTTAAAACATCCAAAACCGCCCCGCCGCCTACGACTTTACAAAATTAAAATATGTCATTAACCAACAAATAACCTCAGAAATTTTTACCATCATGCATATTTTGCTCATTTTAGTATATAATATATAAGCAGAGAGGTAACCTTTCTCTCAAAAATGCTAAAGGAGCGAGATAGAGATGTCAGTTAAGAAAAACCAATGGTCTGAACAAGAGAAGGCATTGCTGGCTAAAAGCGTTCTTATCGCTCAAAAGCACAACAAAGCACTGACGAGTGTATTTGATATAGTTGCTGAGGATATAGAACGCCCAAGTAGTGCGGTAGGCATGTTCTACTACAATCATTTTCGTGGTGACGAGATGGACAAGGGTGAATACGCATTTACCGAAGAGGAAGAGAAGAGTTTATTGAAAAGAATGGAAGGCACAAGAGATTATGTTGTATGGACAGAAGAAGAGAAAGACCTGGTTAGGTTAGCCGCAGAGGAAGCGTTAAAGAACAACAAGCCACTCACTGATGCGTGGAAAGAGATAAAACCGTTAATGCCACATCGGAGTATTTCATCTATCGCTGCTTTTTATTACAGAGAAATCAAGCCTAGTGATGTGGAGGAAGAAGCGAAAAAAACTGAAGTTGTTGAGGGTGAAATTGAAGAGTATAATTTCGAGATCGAAACCCTGCAAGAGAATACACCTGCTGTTGAGAATATTATCAATGCTCTTATCGGATTAGCCAACAATGAACAAGCATACCGACTAACAAAGATGAAGCTTGAAGAGGTAATGGTAGAAAATAAGGAGCTACAAACGAAACTCACAGAGCTACAAGAAGAGTATGACTCCCTTACAGACAGGCTAAGGCACATTGAGGAGCAATACGAAAATGCTCAAGGTTTATTCAATACCTTTGTCAGCATGGCTTCTATTTCTCAGATTATGGGATTAGGCGATTTTAAAGAGCAGATGAAAACAACGATTGATAAGTGGGGAAATGTCTTGAAGATCGAAACGAGTGCAAGCCGAGCTGTCTAAACTAGACAAGGATAAAAGACTCCGAAAGGGGTCTTTTTTTTGTGGTTTTTTTTGAAAATAACATGCAAGAAAACATTTCTCTTTCGTATAATAAGATGAAGAACTAAAGCCTCTTCAATTTTCGTAGCATAGGAGATGATCGTGTTCAACGCAACAGCTAACACAAGCAATGCAGAGACTAATTCACGAACTATTTTTTTAAAAGATGATTTAACTAGCGAAACAATGAATGACATCGTAGAAAAAATCTATAATTTTAACCAAGAAGATGCGGATGCGGAGGTCTGGGTAAAAGACTATTATAGAGAACCTATTCAGTTAGTTATTAACACACATGGAGGTGATGCGTATTGTTGTTTGAGCCTGATTGATGTGATCGAGTCAAGTATCACACCCATTTACACCATTGCCCTAAACGCATTTAGTGCTGGTCTTTTTATTCTTATTGCTGGTCATAAACGGTTTGCATACAAGCGGAGCACAATGATGTATCACCAAGTGCAGGTTGATCTAGGACACGGCGATCTAAAATCTATAAAGCACGAAATCGAGGAATCAAAGAGGATAGAGGGAATCATAAAAGAATTTTTGTTTGAAAAGACAAAGCTGACACCAGAGTTGTTGGAATTAGTTGACACCACTGATAAAGAATGGTATATTGATGCTAACGAAGCGTTAAGTTACGGTATTATTGACCAAATCCTTGTTAAAGAGAACAGGACAAGCTGAGTGTGTTGGTGCATATTTTCACAAAAGGAAGGGATGTATTTTGACAGAAAAGGAAATAGTGAGTAGATTAAATAAAATCATTGACGACATTATAGAGTTAGCGATTGAGCTTGAGTTTGGAAGCATGGAAGAATTTGATGAACATATTAAAAAAGAGTTCTCTAACATCATGGTGGCTAGAGCTAGCAAAAATCACTAAGTTCATATAGATGCGTAAATTTTGAAATAAAACCAAAAAAGGAGTGATAATTTGGAGTTAGATGGAATTAGAGATCTTATCTTCAGCGATAGATATGCTTTAAAAGAGCCTGACAGAAGCAAACTAGAAGTTGGAGATAAGGTAGTCGTTGTAGTATCGACAGAAGGCGAATGGGAACAGCGTTCTGTTGCAAAAGTTCTCGATGTGGATCACAAAGAAAAAAAAGCACTATTAAAATTAGCAGATACAGAAGAAGAAATAACAAGACCGTTTTCTGTTATTGATAAATGTCTTGAAACAGAACCTTCTCAAATGTGGGACAGGATGGCAAAGTGGCTACCAATTAAAACAGAAGAGCCAGAGTTAGTAGAAAAGTACCAAAAAGAATATAGGTGGCTTTTGGATGATTTTCGTTTCCTTCCAGGAGGACGTATCAACGCATCACTAGGTAGTGAGGAGTTAAAGAACTTAACCAACAGTGTACCTGATGAATTTAACGGATTTGCTAGCACTCTAATGAACTGCTTTGCTGTAGATATGAAGCCAGAAGATGCGAAGTTCGGGAGAGATAGTCGAGAGTCTATTATGGATACTATGAAAAAATTAGTATCAATTCAATCTCTTGGAGGTGGTATAGGCATTCCACTTT